GACCAAAAGGTGCATTAAATAGAAGCACAGAAGCTATGAAGTTAACTATTGCTCGTGCAGTAAACAATACACTCAACACAATACAAGAGGACTTAGAAGAAATAAAAAAGAGAGACCCTGAAAAAGCAATGGACTTAGCATTGAAGTTAATGGAATATGCTTTACCTAAATTGAGCAGAACAGAAATGAAAGGTGAGATAGACCATAGGATACAGCAGATTAGTATTAACATAAACAGAAAAGAAATTGAACCTAGAGATTAATACAACGATTACTTTTGATAACATTATGAATAGTGTTGCAAGAGTAGTTCATAACATAGGTGGAACGAGAAGTTCTAAAAGTTATTCTGCTTTACAATACTGCATAGTAGAGGCATTACAAACTGCAACAATAGTAACGATAGTAAGAAAGACTATACCCAGTTTGAAGAGAACTATTATGAAAGACTTTAAAGATATACTTAGTGGTTTGGGTATATGGCATGATGATGACTTTAATGTAACGGATAGAACATGGACTTATAATGGTTCGACTATACAATTCATTTCAACAGATGATGCTGAGAAGTTAAGAGGAGTTAAATCAGATATTCTTTTTATTGATGAAGCAAATGAGTTAGATGAGGAAAGTTATTTTCAGTTAAGTATTAGAACATCAGGCAAAATAATTCTATGTTATAACCCTACTATATCTCCGTTCCATTGGTTAAGAAAGATGGAAGACTGCGAAAGATACATAACTACATATAAAGATAACCCATACTTGCCTAAAGAAATGATTAAGGCAATTGAAGATTTGGAATTTACTAATCCTAAATATTGGAAGATATATGGTAAAGGAGAATACTCTGCAAACGATAAAGCAATATTTCAATTTGATTTATGTGATACCATTGAAGCTGACTTTGTATGTTTTGGGTTTGATGCTGGTTACTCTAATGACCCCTGTGCTCTTGTGGCAGTGTATAAGAATAGTGATACGCTATTTTTGGAGGAACTCATTTATGAGAAAGGCATGGTTACGAATGACATCATAGATAGATTAAAGAAGTTAGCAATAGATAAAAATCAAACTATATGGTGCGATAGCAGTGAACCCCGTTTGATTGAGGAATTATATCGCAGTGGGTTTAATACAAAGCCAGTAGTGAAAGGTAAAGATAGTATTAACTTTGGTATATCAGTAATGAAGAACTATAAGATTAAAGTTTTAAAGTCTAGCCAAAATTTAATCAATGAGATGTATAGTTACCAATACGAAACTGATAAGCACGGATATGTAACGGATAGACCTGAGGGTGGCTTAGACCACGCAATAGATGCAGCAAGATATGGATGTATGATGTCTCTATCACAAAAAGCACAAACAAAAGGAACATATGCAATTAGCATAGGAAAATATAGATACTAATATGAAACAAGAATTTACAGACACACGCCCTCAAATGTGGAATAGTGATGAAATCAGAGACTTAATACTTTACGCAAAAGATTTACAACAACAAGTGGATGATATGAAAGCAAACCTTATTACTATGGATGCTAAGTTAAAGAATGAAGAATCAAAGGTTAGAAGATTAACATTAACACTAAAACAATTTATGAATATATGATAAAGGAAATAGAATTAAAAATACCAACCTCTTATGAAGATATTAGTTTACAAAGATGGTTGGCATTACAAACTGATTTAAAGAATTATAGTGATGATGATAATGCAGTAACTGCAGTTATGTTTTTGCATCTGTGTGGATTAGAACCTACATACTTAAAGAATATTTCAATAGATGATTATGCAATGATTAAATCTGAATTAGAATCTTTTATTAGCAATACTGATTTACCTTTACAAAGAATAATAACGATTGATGGTAAGGAGTATGGATTTGAACCTAACTTATCTCAAATGTCTTATGGAGCATATGCAGACATTACATCATATAAACAATTAACAATAGATGAGAATTGGGCAAAGATAATGGATATACTATACAGGCCCATTGTTAAAAAGAAAGGTGAAATGTATTCAATTGAACCATACAGGGGAGAAATAAATCCAGATAAATGGTTGTCAGTAGGAATGCATATACACTTTGGTGCATTGTTTTTTTTTGTCAATTTGTTAATGGACTTACTGAAAGGTATCCTGAAATCTACGATGGAGATGGAACTTCCTCACAACATCAAATCAATTTTGGAAAGAAGTGGTCAGCTTATTCCACACTCATTGAACTCGCCAGCGGAGATATTACGAAAATAGAATTAGTCACAAAAGAACCATTGGAGAAGTGTTTATTATATCTTGCTTTTAAAGCAGATAGAAGTCAATTAGAAACTTTAATGCACAAAGAAGCAATGAAAGGAATGAGATAATCATTTTTAATTAGTTAGTTGTTATTACAATAAACACTCAAATGAACAAAGGTCCAGGTATATGGTCTAATAGTAGAAGTGGCAACTTAAGATATAGTGTAAATAGAGAGAATCAAAGTGGTATTTACTTAGGCCCAACTAGAGGATTATCAAGTCCTAAGAATAGCAGAAGAGCATGTCTATGTGTAAACTCTAATACTTATTCAGTTAGTTGTTGCAAGGGTGCACTTATGTCACAAGGAATTGGTCAAATAGAATCAACTGCACCAGTAAGAGGTGGATTTGGTCCTGGTTTTGACGAAGGATTTGATTAAAATAAATAATAATATAAAATGTCTGAAATATCTAAACAAGCGTTAAAGGTAGACAATACTACTTCTTTTCCTAATAATACAACAGGATATATTTCTCCTACAATACTAAGAGCATTCAATGTAAATATCATTGATTCAACAGTTAACCAATCAGGTTATACTTCGGATAGTGGTAGTTGGAATGTACAGATAGGTCAATTGAATGCATTTACTGCATCACAACAACCTTCATTTACTGCATTGAATACATTTACTGCAAGTCAGTTGACAATCAATGCAGGATATAATGGATTTACTCAGTCTGCAAATGCATCTATAAATACTTTGAATGCAGAAGTAGATACATTACAAGCATTTACAGGTAGTGTTAATGCTATATCAGATAATGGTATATTGCAAGGATACTCAACAAGACTTAATTTTTATGGATTAATGACTGCAAGTATAGTACAAAATGTAGGTGGGCCGATAGCAGCGATAGGATTATTAAGTGATACAACAAGAGTTAGTACATCATCATTTAATGCATATACCGCATCAACTGCAGCAACACAATTACAATTTAGTCAGTCTGTTGCAACATCATTTAGTCAATCTAATGCAAGTTTTAATCAGTTTAGTTCATCACAGAATAGTTTTAACTTATCTGCAACTGCATCGATAGTTGAGTTATTAAACTTATCATCATCTTTAAGTGGTGGATATGCAACGCAAGGTGAATTAGACCAATCATCATCTGTATTACAGGCAAACATTAATCAAAAATTATTTACTTCTTCGTTTAATGATTATACTCAATCATTCTCACAAAGTGTTGCAACATCATTTAGTCAATCATATGCATATGTAAACACTTATACTGCATCAACAAATGTTAGATTAAGTAATTTAGAAATAACATCTGCAAGTTTATTAATTGAAACTCAAAATTTAGAATTATTCAGTGCATCTACAAATACAACGATTGCAAATTTAAATCAATTTACTTCAAGTGTTATTAGTGGATATGCAACAACAGGTAGTAATGTATTCGTAGGTAATCAAACATTTACTGGGTCTGTATTTCAAAATGTATCTGCATCATCTATTACATCACAGACTGCAAGTATAGATTTAAGTATAGCAAACTATTTCACATTAACTTTATCAGGTAGTACGAGACTAAATATAAATAATCCTAGACCAGGTGTGACTGCAACATTGGTAATCAATACATCAACAGGTGCATCTGCATCGTTTAGTTCAAATGTAAAACAACCTTCAGGTTCGTTCTACGCAGCATCACCATCAGGTAACATTGATATAATTTCATTTACTGCGGTGGATAGTACAACAGTGTACGCATTCCCTGCTCAATCATTCGTATAATATGATACCACAACCATTTGTAAAAGGTGCAGGTGAAAGAGTATTCTTTGGCCCGTATGAATATCCTGCAGGAGCAGATATAATATATGATTTTGGTAACCCAATTTGTACATCAGCATTTAATACTAGTAGAATAGTTTATAATGTTGGTACAGCAAATGTAACTGGAAGTTTAATTCCTTATAATAATCCAGGACCAATTTATCCAACTCTAACAACTGAATATGGTGGAACAGTTCTATTCAAAAGACAATCAGGTGCCGGTACAAATTATGTACAATGGGATTGGAAATCTACGGAACAAGAAACAAGTATTTTTATTTACAGACCAAATGACCCATCAGGCAATAGTGGAGAAATGGGATTTCCTGGTATAGGAGCAGTTAGTCCTTCTGCAAATTCTCTTTATGTTAATTTAAATCCATTTAATAATGTATATGCTGGTGCATACAATAGTTCAAATACACAATTTGATGATTTATTTGGTGGACCAGTTTTACAAACAGGCTCAGTAGCAGGTAGAAATGATTGGAATACAATTACATATACATCGAATGGTGCAAGTCTTAGTAATCTTTACTTAAATCAAAGTGCACCACTTACAAACACAACAACTATAACAAGAGTAACTAGTGGAACTCAAACGTTTAAATTTCCTTTTATAACTGGATATACAGGAAATAATTTTTCATCAAGAATTATGGCATTCTTACAATATCCATTTATTTTAACACCAAAACAAATTAGACAAACATACAAAGTATTTGCACAAAGATTTTTTACATAATATAAAAATAACTATTTTTAACAACACCTTTGTTATATAAGGTATAAAAGAAACAAATATGAACTCAAAAAATGTATTAAATAAGATATTATCACTTTTATCAAGAGATGAAGTGGTTTTAACTTATGCAAAATTAGCAGACGGTACTATCGTAGAATCAGCAACTTTTGATGTTGGTGAAGGCCTTTTTGTAGTTTCTGAAGATGGAACTAAAAGTCCAGCTCCAAACGGAACTCATGACTTAATGTTGAAAGATACAGAAGGTAACGAAACTTATATTAAAGTTATAAGTGAAGATGGTAAAATCGTAGAAAGAGAAAACGTAGAATTAGAAGATGTTAAAACAGAATCTATTCCACAAGGTACAGGTGAAGAATTACCTGAAAATGTAAGACCTACACAACCAAACTCAGTAGAATCTGGTACTATGAAAATGGCAGAAGAAACTGAAGAGGCAATGCCAATTCCTGCAGACGAAGATAAGTCTATGGAAGAAGAAGGTGAGAAACCATCTATCGAAATCGAATTAGGTAAGAAAATGGAAGACATGGCTTACAGAATCGAAGAGATGGAAAAGAAAATGGCTAAGATGGAAGCAATGTATCCACCAGTAGCATCTCAAGTAATTCAGGAAGAAGAAGGCATTAAGATGTCTGCTGAACCTGACGAAGAAGAAGAGTTACCTAAATTAGATGGTGCTCCAATCGAAGAAAACCCTGCATATAAATTTGCAGCAGAAAACAAAAAAACTTATGGTAAGAAAGAAAAGAATTCACAATCTAATTTCTTATCTAAACTTTATAATTAAAATAATTAACAATTTTCAAAAAAGAAAACAATGAAAAAATTTCAAAACTTTGCAAATCCAACAATCAGCAGCACAACCTACGCAGGTGAAGCAGCTTCTGGATATATTGCAGCAGCATTGTTATCTGCAACTACTTTGGACAACAAATTAGTTACTATCATGCCAAACGTGAAGTACAAATCTGTAATCCAAAAATTAGCAGTAGCAAACTTAGTTAACGACGCATCTTGCGATTTTGTAACTAACACAGGTTCAGTAACTATCTCTGAACAAATCTTAACTCCAAAAGAGTTACAAGTAAACATCCAATTATGTAAGCAAGAATTTGTTGCATCTTGGGAGGCTTTACAATTAGGTTTCTCAGCATTTGATGAGATTCCAAAATCTTTCAATGACTATTTAGTATCTTATGTAGGTGGTGTAGTTGCACAAGCAACTGAAGAATCTATCTGGCAAGGTGTGGTTTCAACTAACGGTCAATTCGGTGGTTTCCAAACAGCATTCTCTGCATCAATTGCAGCGGGTGGAGCAACTGCAGTATTACCTGCAAGAACAACTGGTGGTTCTTCTGCTATCATCTCTGGTAGTGTAAGTTCTACAAACGTAATCTCTAAGTTAGATTCAGTTTACCAAA